TGAAAATTCAGACTGACCCTTCATGTATGTTTTTAGATTTGTTTTTATGTCATCAAAGTCTAACTCTGTGACTTGTACTTTTCCTGCCATTTATCTTAGTCTCTCTAAAAATAATTGTACCGACTGAGCTTCAGACGGAGAATTTACAACAAAGAACTCAATGGTAACATTGTAAGCATTCTGATCAATGTTTGCGTTTGATTTTATACTTATCAATTCTACTCTAGGTTCAAAGTTATCAATAACATCCTGTACATATCTGGATAGTAAATCCTCAATAACGGGCGAAACTGGTTCAAACAATATAGAACGAATGTTTGATCCAATCTCTGGATGAAAGGGTCTTTCGTGAAAATTCGTATTGATGAGATTTCGAACACTACGTTTCACTGCTTCGATGTTTGATATCTTTTGAATATCACCAGTAAGAGGATGTGCAAGGAAATTCAGATTCAAATCTTTAAAGACTTGTCCGTTACGTTCCGAATTGTTTGTCGCCTCAGCATCTCTAAAAGCAGTTGGATTTGCAGCCATTCTTATTCTCCTTATTTGTATTTATAACGAAACTCAGAGATTAATTAAGGAACGATTAGCAATATGTCCCTCTTCAATATCAGATTTTGATTGTCCGTGATATGCAACCGCATGATGATTCTTAATCATCAACTCATTGATTGAGGTATCTGCAAAGTCAGTTGTTCTCCATAACTCACCAAGGATACGGCCGTATTTACCTTCTGCATCCTTTCTTGTTTTAAGAACAATACCACCCTCATCATCTAACAACTTAGTAATATAAGCTTTTGCGGCAAGTCCATACTTCTTTTCTTCCAAGTCTCTTGTACGACTTTCTGGTGTGTCAATTCCAAACATACGAATACGTTCTTTCTTTAACCATACACCAAACCCCAAGTCAATATCTACATCAACTGTATCACCGTCTATTATCTTTACTACCTTACATCTATACTCATACATTTTTCATTTCCTATTTCGTTTTTGTTATCCTGCTGACACTGTACCAGAGCCAGATGCAGATGCATTTGCCACCCAACTTTCGTGTCCTCCAGTTGCATCACCTTTTCTGTGTATTGGAATTCCGTTTACACTTACTGTTCCACTACCCGCTGTTGCTGGATCACCACAACTAGTAGTATCCCCAACCCTTACAACTGCAGCACCATCACAAAAAACATTTGGTGAACCTGTAGCATATGCAGTTTTATGGAATGCGCCAGGTGAAGGACTTAGGTGTCCGACATGACTATCCAAACCAACTCTTGTAACTTCAGGCATAATTTCTCCTACGCAAGATTATAGAATGTTCCAACATTCTTATATCTACTATGATTCCAAAATGTCATCGACTGTCCTCTATTACTAGATGGAGTTAATGATAGGTGTATCCAAGGATTACCTGTTCCAGTATTTTTATATTCTAGTAACAATTGATCGTGTGGAACATTCGCACGAATCCAAACCGCAATCTCATGGTACTCAGATTTTGATGAACCTCTGAACTGCATGTCGCAGGCCATTCCTCTTTCGTGTTGGGACGTTCCTTTAGCGGGACGGAAACCAGATGTTACAAACATATTTGGGTATTGTTGTTTGATAGGTTCAAGTGAGTTAACCGCAATGTTCTTCAAGTTATTAATAATCTGTTCTGATGTCAATCCATGTTGTGGGCGTATCTTGTGTCCGAATGATGCTCGAGAAGAAATCATTCCGAGTGTGAAACTTGGAGACAACTGTAATGAATAATCAATACCATTAGATGGTGTTACTGTTACCTGTTCGACTCCTTGAACATTCTGATTACCAGCCGCTTCATTGTTTTCATTAGCGTTTGTTCCATCACTAGAACCATGATCTCCAACATCTACTGGAACTGGTGGAGATGAGAGTACTGTTCTTGCAGCACTGTTCACATTATAATTTCCTTCAAGTCCATTGTAAGAATAGTCGGAGAACTTACTAGGAAGTGCAGAACCATCTTTGATAGCGGCACGAAGTTCATCTTCTGTTTTCTCAACATCATCATCACCATGAAATCCACCTTCATCAGGCAGTTCAACCAATTCTTTTTCTGGAAGAACAATTGCTTCTGGTGGTTCTTCAATCTCTTCACCATCAGTATAACTAACTGCGCCTCTAGAATCTTTGAAGATAATATCTTGAGCGGACAATGCGGCTGCTGGAGCTCTACTTGTCTTATTAAAATCAATAGTAGAACCAACTAAGTCCATTGCACTTGATGATGTAAGGTTCATAGTTGTGCCTGCATTGATATCCATAATCGCATCAGTGATAAGATTTATATCATCACCATACATGAATACGCCATAACCATCGCCAATGAAATCTGTATTACCCTTAATACTCGTTTTGTAATTACCATCAGCAGCAATATCTAAATTAGCCTGCGTCTGTAGTTTCATATTACTTACTGATGTTGCGGTAATCTCTTGTTGTGCGGTAATCTCTGTAGACTCATTAGAATACATACGGATGTTTTTGCCTGCATGGAATGTAATGTTTCTTCCTACATTGAAGTTCAAGTCTTCATCTACTTGTGCATTCATAGAACCACGAACATATACTTCACTGTCTCCGTCAATGTAAACCTTACAGTCTCCACGAACACGAACACTTTTATTCTGATGAACGATTTCAAAATCTTCACCAACTACTTTAGTTACTTTAGTTCCGTCTGGATGAATCTCATAGAAAGTTCCAGAACGATGATACTCATGTATCCGCTCATGGCCTGGCGTATCATCCAGTTCTTGAATATGTCCACTCTCTGTTTCCTTCACATGATTGAAAGGATACTGGGCATTGAACTTTGTTTCTGGTTCTCCAGTTAAATCATCTACACGTTTTCTTTTATAGTTGACAACTGGATGTTGTTTACTTAAATCATTTACTGCAAGTCTATTCGTATCAACTTCATTTACTCTACGAGGATAGTATGAACGAGGATCGGCAAAACCATTCAATGTTTGTTGAGTAGATACTGTAACCTTAATCTCTTCACCAGCTCTTGGTGGTTCATCAAATACAATTTTGTTTTCTTCAATTTTATATGACATTATACGACCCCTGATGATGACGATGTATCACTAGTATCTTCTGTTTGAATACCAACTGACTTTGCATAATCGGAAATAGATTGTTGATTATTTTTAACTTTTGAAGGAACACCTTTGGAGAACTCTTGTGGATAAAAATGGCCAGGATCGTTTGATATATCATTCTTCAATCCTGCTGAAGCCATTGCTGAGCGTGCAACACCAGTATATGGATTTGGACTTCTACTACCTGTATCATACTTACCATTAACATATATCACCAAGTCAATTGCAACAGCAAACTCATGGTATGATTTACTTGCCGCTTTTACGCCTCTAGATTTAATTGCTCTCTGCATTGCTGGAGTTCTGAAACCACCTTCTGCGCCGATGGTTGCATCATATCCTTCGTTCTGTGAAATAATATTAATGATACCTTGTGCAAATCTATTACGAACCCAAGGCAATAATTGATTTAACATTTTAGCAGTTTGTGCGCCTTTCCTAGACCCAACTCCATCAAAGTCTTCAGCAGTCCACGTTCTTCCCCAAGAATAATCAGGAGCATCAACTTCAGTATTCGAATATGATTCGGGTGGTTTGTTTGTAGGCCTATCAGACTGTCCGTCTTTTGTTACGAGAACAGTTGCGTCTGTAGTTTCGAATGGAGTTGCAAATTCTGTTGTAGTACCATCTGCAATGATAGTTACTGTTTCCAACCTATCAGTTTCTTTTGTTGTCTCTGGTGAGAAGTCAAAAGGCGCTCCACCTTGTGGTGCAGATGCGGAGGTATTATTGCCAGGAATTGTTCCTAACACCATTGGTTCTTGCATATAATCTGGGTCACGCCAGAAACCTACACACCATGTACCTTCGATTGGGCCAGTCGGCGAACTACCCACACCACCAGAAGATGCAGAGTTAGCGGGTTGCATACACAATGCCCAAGGTAAGTCAACTGTTGGTAGTTTAGTTTTATCTTCTGTATGATATCCAAAGATACGACAACGAACTCTTCCTAATGACATAGGGTCGCCTCTATCTTCTACCACACCGATCCACCAAACAAAACCATCACGGCCAGTAAAATAAGAAAGTTGTTGTTCCATTAATAAATTCTCCTGTATGTATTTATACAGAAAACACAGAAGCGTGTGTGTGATACTGAAGACACACATTTATAATAATATAGTTATGGCTTGACAAATAATGGAATGTATAATATAAGTAAAGGGTGATGTCAAATCACAGATATAAAAGGAATTTCTAAAAATGAAAACATCAATCTTAGCTGCAGCAGTAGTTGTTGCAGGCACACCCCTATTAGCTGAAGACGGTTTAAACTTCGGCGGTGAAGTAAAATCACTTTACAATGTAGACAAGTCAACAACTTCAGTAACAGTTAAACCATCTGCAACATATGGCATTGGTAAAACAGAACTAGAAGTAAGTTCAGTAATCTCTGCATTTGATTCTACTGCAGCAGACAACATGACATTGTTCAACACATTGGAAAAAGGTTCACGCCCAACTATTGACCTTTCTGCAACATACAACTGGACAGACTCTTTGGAACTAGAAGCAAAATCTTCTTGGGACGTAGATGCAGCTGCTCGTGGCGATATCACAATCGGCGCTACATTTAACTTCTAATGAATCCTCAAGTCCGAACAGTTATCCTTATGTGGATGGTAATAGTACTACTACACTTCGTAGTGATACCTGTTTGGATGTGGAGTTTAGGATTATAAAAAAAAGAGGCGAGCAAAAACCCGCCTCTTTTAAAATGGAAAAGACTATAGATTAAACTGTATCAGTCAATTCCTTCACACTCTGGATTGTTTCCAGAACATCATCATAAATCATAAACCCTCTAACGGTATCATCCTTTGATGTTATTGGTGGTATTGATTTAGGTTCACCATTCTTCATCAACATGATCTCAAAGAGACCTTGCTTACCGCCGTAAGAACCATTGTGCCTTACGATACTCAAACTATATCCGTTATCAAATCCTATAGTACCAGCGTACTCGCTTCCTTGAAGAACAGGACTAGTAAACAACAAACCTTCAGATAGTTTAAACTCTTCTACATCTTCGAACATTTCTCTGCACCCTTTGACCGCTTGACCCGCTTTTTTACTACTGACACACTACTCTGGGAGTACGAGACCCATCAGAGTGATATACGAACTTAGACCAACACTGAGCAGTTCCGCCTTGTGCGATATTACCAGTGTGTATTGTCAGATTGTTATTCGTATACGTCTGTGTACTATTCTGATTAAGTATCTGCGTAAGTATGTGTTGTATCACAACTTGCTTCATAACATTCGTGTTTGACACATTATCAAAGGCCTGAGCCTGTGAACCGAATGCACATACCATCGCTACTGTCATTAACATCTTTTTCATATTACGCTCCTTCTCTAATTAGTATTCTGCCCAAGTCTACATCCTCAAAGACTTTATCCAAAGCCTGCATGATCCATTCTTGCTTATTCTTCTTAGCCTCATCGTATGCATTCTGAACTGCATCCAACTCATCCATAGAGATAACCTTTACCTTTGTCTTTATATATGCATATGTCATACTGATTCCTTTTCTCTAACTTACCCTTACATTATACATGTAATCATAACAAGAGTCAAGCATTAAATATGTAATAGAATCAATCACTTAGAAAATAAATTACTATACTTGTGTAACTTATCTCTCTTATTATTAACTTGAACGCCTATCTGAATAGGATCTATACCTAAGTGATTCGCAGTAAGGTTAATCATACACTGTAGATCACCTAACTCCTTTGCTAACTTCTCAGTATCATTCTCAGGAAAACGAATCAGTTTAGACGCCTCTTGCGCCACCTCTGCACACTCTTCCATGAGAATCACTAGGACTTCCATTTTTTTATCTAAGTAGTGCTTTTGATTCTCGCTCAGTTTTGAGGGGGGGCTTTCTGAGAATGCATCTATATCATCTTGACTAATCATTGGGTTCATCATTTCTCTGAGGAAGGTATTGAATAACTCTTTGCATTACGGAATATCTTTCTGTATCTTTATTGCATTTATAGATTACTTTTTCCCGGCCAGTTCTAGGGGGGGTATCCGAATCATTATACCACACCCTCTGAGGAATGTCAAGAGCGAATCAGAAGTTCTCTACCTGTCCCTCTTGTCCACGCATCTCTAAGATAACGAATGGCACTTTAAGTGATTCGGTAACTGTCGCTGCCCACTTACATGCATCATCCCATGATACAAAGTTCATCTTCTCTGTAATGGTCAGGCCCTCTGCGATGCCTTCCAGTACATACTTGTCAAACTCTACTTGGTATCCCATACCTAAGTAATCTTTCTTTAATGTCTCAAGCATCTTAATTGTATCCATAACGAATCACCTTTCTTATTATACTACTATTATACCATAGGTTATTGTTCGTGTCAAGGCCTTAATTGATAGACATACCACGTAGCAACCTCTGTATATCAGTGTCTTTGAAGTCTCCTTTAGAACACCAGTTACGCATTGCAGAACACTCTGTCTGATTCGTTAAGCAGGCCTCATATAGAGGGCATGTATCACAGGGACACTCTTTCTTATTCTCAGGCCCTAAGTGTACCTCAGTAGTATTGTATATTGGTTCTGAGCCTGTATCGTCTTCGTACTTAGTACCAACACCCATATAAGCTTCAGCATCCATCCAAATGTTATCCATAATATATCCTCTTGTTATTAATCATTCTCAACCCTTACATAGCATATTATACTGTATGTCAAGAGCTTTGTCAAGTCTTTTTAGCCATTTAATAGAAATAAAAGCCAAATAAATGCTCCCAGATAGATCATTCCTATCCAGAACAGTACCTTAAGCAGAAACATATGATGTATCCCACCAAGCAGTATAGGCATAAGGTTTGTTCCACTTCCCTACATTAATGTCAATGTAGTGAGCACGAAAGAAATAGTCACTCTGTATATCATCCTCACAGAACCAATCAGAACCCTTCATAGCGGCAATCAACTCACCATAGAAGTCAGCGATTCGTTCATCACCTACCTCACGAGCCCACTCCTCACACCACGAATCATTCACCTGTAAGTAAGTACCTACCTGATATGCATCCTGTCCACGCCGTAAAGCATAGTCATCATTGTGCCTCTGTGCAGACCCAAGAAGGTCTAAGACGCCCTCTTTGATGTTAACCACCAAAGATGAGTTGTGACGTACGGCAATAGAACCCTTCATGCCATACTTCTTTAATACCGCCTTAATCGCAGGCGCCAGTTGTTTCTTTTTCTCTTGTGATACATATGCCATGATGATTCCTTTTCTCATTAACTATACCTATATTATACCTGTTATGAGAGCATCTGTCAAGCATTATCT